CCACTTCTTCTTGATCCCCTGAAGAAGAGCAAGAATTTTGTTGATTATATCCTGGAAGGAGAATGCCTCAGAGTAATACCAATCGTCCGCCATCCCCGGTATTGTCTTGACATATTCATCATACATGTTAAGACGGTCCATCTCACTCATCAGAGAGATTACATCTGCAGCCTCAACAAAGGATCTGTTCGTATCAGGAATAGCAGACATGGTATTGATATTGCTATCATAATCACTCTTTAGAGTTCCGGGGATCTTGATGCTTATCTCTTCTATTGCGGACTTGAAATTAGCACGTCTGAGATCATTGATCTTCATCTCAATGTCTCTGCACTTTGACAGTACAGCAACGCCTGCCGTCTTATATATCTCACTGAGTATAAATCTCATATCATTCATATACTTTAACGTGAGCGTGTTTTTCTGGTTACCAATATCAATCACAGAGTTGGATAAGCGACGGTATATGTCAGTGATCTTGTACGCAAATAGCGTGTATGCATATATCATATCACATGCCAGCTGTTCGTAGCCCGCGACAGTATCATCCCGTTCTCCCTTGCTGTTTACAGGAGTGATATTCTTAATCACCTCGATGAGTTCAAGTAACGGGGAAGTGCTATTGCCGGTACCAAGATTCTTCGATGTGATGAAGTCTTTGAGGTTACGGAGAACCTTCTCTGGGGCAGCATCGTTGATATTGTCATCGTAGAATGCACGTATTATTGATTCGCTCATATTGGAATCAAAGATGAAGTTGTATAACGAATTCAGACTTAGCTTTGCATAGACCTTATTCTCTGCGGCCAACTTTGCGAGCTCGTTATCACTATGCCAAGTATCTCTGATGGCTTTAAGTGTAGGAATATTACCTACAGTAGTAAATGACATCAGCCACTCCGTTACCTTCTCGAGATAGTCATCGTAGTTGAATGGATCGAATATGATAGAATCGTCAATGTCCTTCATGTATGTTATTTCAGAAAGAGCCACCGCATCCGCAGCCTCGGTCACACATTCATCTTTAGTTGTAGTTCTGGGATCAACGAAGTCTCTGGCATATACTGTAATTGCATATGCCCTGCATGCGAAGGCAATCATTGTTGTCTTAACATACTCGATTATCCAGTTGCATGCTGAAGCCCTCATCTGTCCATTGAAGTACGTATACTCCTTGCTCGTCGGGTTAAGAATCACATCTGTAAGATATTCAACCGACTTCTCGATGGACTTGTATATCTCGATACGGTCGTTGTTATCAAACATATTCTTATTCTTAATGGACTTGAAGAGAGCTTTCTCCTTGTCATCGGCTTTCTGGATGTTGAATGTCATTACTTCATTCACCATCATGCCGGCATCTGCTGGTCTATCCTTGAATGCATTTCTGCATGTTATTGCAAAGAAATCGGCATACTTCGAATCCTTGGTAATGTCGGTATTCTTTGCGCCACGGACAACCCCGTCTGTAAATTGCAGTACGGATGCATAGTCGTATGCAGCAAATATAAATGGCTTTACTCGATCATATTCAACCGAGTATGCGGTATCCATCTTATCAGGGTTGGAATTCTGAATAGCCTTCTGAAGTTCTTTGCCGTAAGATTCCCAAGAACGCACGAACGAGTTCACACTTCCCAGGAACGTTCTTACCTTATAATCATCAACGGAGCCATTGGCTGCGGATGAACGGAATACATCGATCTTAAACTTGGTACATATTTCCGATATGCCAGTTACAGATGCCCTGAATTCTTCAGCTTTCATCGGAACGGTAAATTTGTTTATCATACAAATACATCTCCTTATAATGAATTTATTATGAGTTACACCTTGGTCAAGTCATATGTTACATGAATAATAATCTTCACGCAATCAATATTAAAGGGACGGTGGATCAAATGAAAATATATAGATGTATGTACTGTGCTTATAGCGCAATCCCCAATAAGAATAAAAAGGGGATTCACTCTGCTAAATATATGATGGGTAAACATTATGAAACCAAACACAAGTCTATGCTTCCTCCAGATATGGACGGATATAGATTCTTTTACTGGAGTATTACTGGGAAGCAGAATGGAAGTTGCGTAATGTGTAAGTCACCTACGGATTTCAATTATGTGACCATGAAGTATTCCAGGTTTTGTAATAGCCCAGCATGCAAGCAGAAATACAAGGAAGAACGAGATCGTCGAATGATAGCCAAGTATGGGAAGGTGTATCTATTAGATGATCCGATCATGCAACAGAAGATGTTACAGGGACGGAAGATATCCGGAACTTATACTTGGTCGGATGGGGTGACCAAGTTCCCGTATGTGGGATCATATGAGCAGGATTTCCTTAGGCATATGGACAAAGACCTTCACTGGCCAGTTGGCGATTTGATCATGCCTAGTCCTCATACATACACATACAAGTTCAAGAATGAAGATCACTTCTATATTCCTGATGCATTTATACCTAGCATGAACTGTGAGATTGAGATGAAATCCACAGTTCGACATGAAAAGCAAAACAATCCCGATTCCCGGGAAAAAGAGAAAATAAAAGATGAATTAATGAAATCATGTAGTAACATAATAAATTACGTTAAGATCGACGATAAGAACTATTCCGAGTTCGACGCACTTATTCAAAAGGAGGAATAAGCCATGATACACGACCTAAGTCAGTACTATATCGACTTTTCCAATCGGACTAATCTTACCGACAGTGAGAAAACTTACCTCGAGAATATTCAGAATTCATACAGACCGATTGAAAGAGTCGAGTTCTTAACTGAGTATCTCCTGATGGCGAAGATCACCAATGATGATTTCATAACCATGACTGGTGTTCCATACGAAGCAAATCAGTGATACTCAATTATGTTACACATAACAGAAACTATGTCAGGGAGCAATGCTCCCTGACATCATATTTTTCATTCTGTTTCTGCCGGGTCTTCGTTCTTATATGCGTCCAGGATGAGCGCCGTAAGAGGCATGATATCTTCGTCTTTGCAGGACATTCTAACGCCCTTCCATTCACCAGCCGTGATATCCGCGTAGTCCTTGCCGAAGGTGATATCATTTTCACCCAGGGTAATGAACACAGTGTCTTCGACGATATGTCTTACTTCATAGCCGGTATCGGTTTTGAACAGCCTAACGAACTCCTTTTCATTGTTCTGGAACTCTTTGATATAGTAGATGATGTACTCCAACGGGACGGCGTTCTTCGGAAGCTCTTTGAAAGCATCTCTACCTATTTCATCAATAATGCTCATGTTATTTCCTCCTATTAATACAAAAATTAGTCTCCTTGAAGGAGACTAATTTGATGTTCTTTGATATGAATGTTTAATCAGTGTAACGAGACCATGTTGTGATAATCCACACCGAATGGTCTTCTGTTGGTTCAACATCGACATATGACTCATACCACGCAGCTTCTTTCTCCGTCTTGTATGTTTTACCGTTGAGTTTGAAGAACTTTCTGATTTCCTTCTCAGAAGTCGGTCTGTTAAACTGGTACTTTCTCTTCATATAGCCATCGCCATAATTAATGGGTTTGGAGTTGATGAACTCAGTTGTCACAACAGCCAATGCATTGGGTTCCTCGAGTTCTTCATCGATACCTATCTTAGTCGTAGTCGGGAGAAGGAACATTACATCGATGAGGTCATATGTTGTGTTCTGTGTGGTTATAGTAATTCCGTCCACGGTGTTCAAAACATTGGTAATGGATGAAGTATTCCAGATAGGCTTTTCCGTAATTGCGTCAACGAATGTGATATGCATGGGATCGGGCTTCATTGCTTTGAAGATCTTACCGTTTAATGCCTGACCATGACCTCCGGACATTGCCTTCCTAAGTGTATACAAGTGCGCCATAGTTACCTCCTATTCTTGTTCGAGACGTTCAGAGCATATGCCATAAGAACTCCGGCAGTCATCAACATTACTGCTCCAACGATGAGATGTTGGATGCCTTCATTCTTCAGTTTGTCTGCCTGCTCTTCGAGACTTTCCGGAGTTGCATCCTTCGGAAGTTCGAAGTTTATCCCCGGGATGTTGTTGATGACCTGCTCGTAATCATTCATCATGTTACGTTTCCTCCTGTACATTTGAATTTGGTTTCGATATCATGAATGATATCATTGAATTCCTCTAATACATCCTTATTCTTTTCGAAGGTCTTCTCGAAAATATCCAGATCGATCTCCGTTGAATCAGAACTACAAGAGGAATACATGGTCGTAAGATTTGCCCATGTGGAGCCGCCTGATACCTCGACATACATCGTATTATCTACATAGGATATTACAATGATCGTCAAGATATCAGGCTTATTGCTGGTGACTGTGAAACGACGTCTTTCCTTGCTTACTGTAACATACTTGGAAATACGTTTTGTCATTCCTTCACCGCTGGCATGATTGAATATATGCTTCAGCTGTTCGTAGACAGGCATCATATCCATCATGCGTTTAGGTTTGAACTCAGGGAACTTAAACTTTTTAAGCATCATAACACCTCCGATTTGTTATTCCCTTCATATTAATAATATATATTTGAAAATGAAAGAAATGCATGAGTCCCAGGGAATTCCCTGGGACTCATTGATATTACGAATTTAACCAATCGGTGAGGATGGACTTCGTCTTCTGACGTATTCCAGATGATGTGATCGGAGATACATATACGTTATCATTCTCTTTCAGAACAACGGAGTTGCCTGTTGCAGTTACTCCGAGAAGATCATCTGCCGTAAGATCGAATGCTTCACAGATCATGTCTGCATCTTTTGATCCAGCAACAGCCATCTTGGCAAGTTCCGGAAGGAATATAATTGTGCCAACGAAATCTTCCATAGCCTTTACAGATTCCTGAATAGGCTGTGTTATTCTGGCCTGAGCTTCACGATGTGACGGGAACATTACCCAGTCATACGTGATGAGCTTGCGTACATGTACCACGGGCTTTGCTCCTATGGATCTCAGAGCACCGAGGACACGAGCACTGAAGCACGGTATGATTTTACCATCAACAATCTTGATTGCCATGTTCATACCATACTTGTTACTGGAGTCAGTCTGAATGGTAGCGATAAGAAGATTGCCTTCAAGACGAGGTGAACGGATGAAGTGAGAAGATCTATTGGCATCAGGTGTGGAGATCCTCTGCATTGTAAGTTCTTCACCTTGTTTCTGAGCAGATGGGTGATCCATCTCACCAATCCAGGAGTTGTTCTTCAACCATGTCTGAATCTGCTCATCTGTCTGGATGCAATTCCATACATTCTCGGCTTCATACATTCTCTTGTTACGATTCAGAACGCCGAACGACTGCAGTATGGCATCAAATATCAGATAGAATCTATTACCCTTATCGAATACCTGATAGCCGAAGTTATTACGGTAGTCATCTGTAAACGATGTCTGTTCATGAATATAACACAGGGTTTCAAGATATTTAGGATCAATCATTATGATCCACCTTCCTTCTCTTCTGTGATGGGAATATCAAAGAGCTCTTCCGCCGACTTTCCAAACTCGAGAACAAAGTCATCATCCTTAGTGTTATTTTTGATCTGAGGATTCTCCTTATTGATAGCAGTAGCAACTTCCTTCTCAGTTTCACACAGCTGTGCTCTGAGTTTCTCCGCCTTCTTTTGGTAAGCTTCAATTGTTGCTTCCTGCTTCTTAATTATGACTTCCTTCTTCTTCTCGTCCATGTTCTTGATGTTCTTCAGTTGGTCTATGTTCATCTTGATGAACTGACACTGCTGATCAAGAGCGGAGATGGTATCTGCTTTCTTCTTGTACTTCAGATACAGACCGGAACGAATCAGAGGAACTATACCGAAGAGAGAGTTCTTGACACCCTTTACAGCATGAACTGCCAGAGAACCGATCTTCTTACCGCCGGTGATAGCAACATCGATTGCCTGGAGCATCTCGTCAACAGCACCTTCCATCATTACAGATTCCTGATAGTTGGAAGGACCCACATCATCGATGGACTTGAGCATTGTTTCAAGATACTGCTTGTGATCTCTACTGGTGAGCTGCTTTGCATAGTCTGTAAGCATTCTTGCTATGACACCGTTGGTCTGGGCAGATTTCTTCTTGATCTTGATATCGGTACCATTGGATACAACATCAACATTGGTAGCCATGATCATTGACAAACCTGTCACCAGCAAATATGCAGCGGTTTCATACTCGTAAACAACCAGACGGGCTTTCTTAGTATATCCCTCACTGTACAGAGCAGTGAACTCTTCAAGCTTCTTGAAGATGTTTCTGCAGTCTGTAAGCATTCCAAGATTAGAAACGTTCTTCGATAGGAAATCAATGGAGAACTTGATGTTCTCATAAGAATCAAAGTTCTTGATGTTACCTTTCGTTTCACTGATTCTCGTGTCGGTTCCCTTCTTGGAGAGCTGGTCTATAGACTTCACGAAGTTACGAAGATAACCATAACCTGTCGAAGTATTCTTATTCACATTCTCAGCCGCTTCTGTATATACAGGGGAGAGAACATTTGTCGTACCGGAAATGATTTCCATGTAGTCATGTGTAATATTATATGCACTCATTGTATTCAATCTCCCTTCTATATTACTTATTCACCAGACGGTTGAGCTCTCTCATTAACTGGCTATTGTCCGTCTTGGCAACTTCAGCGTCAATTGCCGACAGGGATTGTACATCCCAATCCGTCATGTTGTCGGGGAATATGTATCTCATCGTTCCTGCCGAGGAATCAACGATCACAACAGCAATGAGGAAGAGAGACTTCGCAAGGCGAACTGCATTACCTACAACGGAAAGATCGATGCCCGTCTCATTGGTGAGACTTGTAACATCAGGCTGGGTCAGAATAAGTGTTCCATTCGGAATCGGAATATCGCCCTTATTAAGTCCAGATACAGGACCTCTCATGAGTGATCCATGAGTCTTATCAAACTCACTGAGTCTCTTGAGAGTGTTGACCCATCTCTTGTTATAATTGATGGACTTTCCAGCATCCTTCTTGATCGCCTTGGTGTTGAAGAGGTATTCCCAGTATGAAATTTCGCCAGTCTTGTAGCGAACCTTCTGCAGGGACTTAATCTTACCTGTAACAAGCTCTCTCAGATCCTCTGCCAGATCCTGAGTGCGGATAAGATGCATTATTGTCTTAACGCCGATGAGGTAGTGAACATCCGTATCAAGCTTGCCTTGAGAACGAACTCTGAAATGACATTCAATCATATATGGTGCAATGGAGTTCATCTTCTTGATTTCAACTTCTCTTAGGAGAGTTGGAACCTCCGGTCCCTTGATCGTTTCAGGTGCTTTGCGCTGAACAACCTTGGTGGATGTTGAAGACGTAGATATCTTAGTACGAATTCTACCTGCACCATCGATTTCATAACCCTTAACCTTACCACGACTAATCTCAGCCTTGAATGCAGTGAGAGCCCGATCATAGCGATCTTCGATTTCCTTCTTATCATCCTTCTTATCATCAGGGACATCCTTCAACGACATCTGGAGAAGTTTCTTATCTTCAGAAGATATCCTGTCTCTATCACAGATAATATCGATGAGTTCCGCATCTGTAAGAGGCTTAAGCTGTGTCTGAGTTGTTGCAGACGTTTCCTTGTCATGAGATGCATTGTAAGCATCCTGCTCTCTCTTTGCAACTTTCTTTGCAACGAAGCCCTTCTTTTCTGCTTCCTGAAGATATGTGAAACCATCGAGAGGTTCACTGGAAAGACGAGCACATTCCTTGACAAGATATTCCGATGCCGTCTCAGGAACATATCTGAATTCAACGGTCATATCAGGGGTGATCTGATATTCAGCAAACACAGACTCTTTCAGAATGGCATCCAGATCATCGATAGGCTGATAGAAGCCACCGTACATTACATCAACACTCTCCTTGAGGTTGGTGTGGAATTGCTTCAGGAAAAGGAGTTCATTTGCTTCAGATTCATCAATTATCTTCTTCTGAGCAATTGCTGTCTGAACAAAAGAAGCATACACTCTCTCAAATGTTTTGGAGAGTATCTGAGCAGCGTTTACGGGCATTGACTGAGTTACATAGCAAGGGAATTGGAGAACTGAGTTCTTTGCTCTGGCGATGATACTTCTGGTATCAACCTTACCCTTGTTGAGCATTCGGTCAAGCTCACTGGCTGTATCTGCAGCAGGTTTGATTCCCTTATTTGCTACAGCAGTCATTACATTTGCGGCACCCTTGGCACCATTTCCCATTCCAGGCTGGTTATGACGCCAAACATCGCGTATGGCATCAGTATCGACGTCGGCAACGTCTTTAATTGCGCTGGATATGAATCCTCCCTTCTTCTCGGTGAGGTATTCATTATTCTTATCGATCATGATATATCGCTCCTTTACAAAAGTGAATTTCCTATTGGACATTTGTTAAGCTTCTGTTTTAGGCCCGCAAATACAAAAGAAAGCGGGTTTTACCGCTTTCTTCTTGGATTAATCATCGACCCAAGCTTCATGGAGAAGCTTGTCTAAATCATCATGTTTCCCAGGTGTTATACCGAGTTCATCCAGTTTCTTCAGCTTGTCTCGTTTACTCATTATTTTTAATAGATATGCCCTGCCTTCAACCGAAGTCTCATATGCTTTATATTGATCTATGGCAGCCGACTTGGCAAACTTGACTGCTTTATTATGGATCTCTTTCCGGTCAATATAGATTGCACCGACTTTGCCCTTTTCAAATAACTGATTTAGATCGATGCAATCAAGCTTATATGTTTCCTTCACATATTTCACAATGCAATCGATATAAGCGTTCTCTGACTTATCACATATAAGACATACATCGAAATGTCGTAATACAGGATTTACAATACATTGATATACCGTAGTGGCCATATCTGTGACCATTCCTTTGGGCAGGTTTCTTGTATCCGTCAGACGATCTTTATACATTTTATATAGGACAGCAGGATCGCCAGAGTTTACAAATGCATCAATCATCTCAGGCAATGGATATAACTCACTACCATGGTTGACATTGCTTTGGGTACCGGTAGATTTCACCTTTGCAGATACGATTAGATACTGAATAGAGATCAATTCTTTCAATGTAAAATAATCGATCATATATCCAAGATAATTCTGATAATCAATTCTATATAACATAGATTCACCTCAGATATTAATGACCGGGAGGATGTCCTCCCGGTCATTGGTTCTTAGTTGAATTTTCTGTGAATGGGTTCCATTACACCGAGTTCCTCAGATTCTTCCGGTTCCTCTACAGGTTCCTCAGCAGGTTCTCCGCCGTTTTCGTCTTCATCATCTTCGATGTAACCAGCGAGAACCATCTTCGCATACTTCTCATCTCTGAAAAGATCCTGACTGTTCAGAGCTCTGGTGTAGTAAGAAACAGGACCATTACCGATCTCGCTCTTGAAGAGGATATCCAGACGCTTCAGTGTTTCAGCATCATTGTTAACAATCGTATTGCCGTTCTCATCAACGACAAATATTCCCTTCACTGCATACATACCGACAACCGTGTGGCCGTTGTAATCAGGATCGAGAATAACGAACTTGACTGTGTCATCATACTCGTCATCGTTGTTAAGTTCCAGCCAGGAATCGGGATCATCGGTTGTGAACATCATATCCGGGGTAGTATGGATGAGCCAATCCCAATTGCCGTTGCGAGGATCCGCCAGAGACGGAATGGTTTCTGTAGAATCAATATCAGCGAGCTTCTTGTAGAAGGGGATCTCGATGTTGCCCCAGGAATCTGACAGCTTCAGACGGATCACATCATAATTCTCATTGGGATAGATTACAACCTCGAGATCATTCAGGGCATCTACTTCGTCCTCATCATCTGTGAGATATTCCATCTCTTCAGGTACGGGAGCCGACGGGCCGTCGATCTTGCTCAGAACATCTCCGGAAAATGCAAGCATTTCATCATCAGATTCGAATGATTCCTCTGCCGGCGTCTCCGGAACAGTTAACTCTTCCTTGCCCTTGTCCGTAAGTGAAAGCATACCGTCATCATTGTTGATGAGTCCTTTGTCCTCAAGCTTCTCAACAACGTCCTCGATCTTCTTCTCGAATACCATAAGAGGTGTGCACCAGATCTGAGCAATGATGTCCTTAACATACTCAATGCCGTCCGGGTCGATATTGAGCTTGCCGTTCTTCATATTTCTGGCAAATAAGTCAAGCCAGTCTCTCTGGAGGCCGAGGTAATCAGAGTTCTCCTCGCGGTAAAGTGCCATACCCGCAGCGGCGCCATCATTATTATCATTATACCTTTTTGCATTGAACCATCTTTCCATGAATATCATGGAAGGTTCAGCATCGCTGCCTTCGAACTTCTTGCAAACCCATTCAGTATGTTTGTCATCCGTCTTAATCGGTCTCATCCTCAGCCATTTGGTGAAAGCGTGATATACAGCGGATTGTACTTCAGTGTAGAAGAGACCGTTGATGACCTGCTTCCCCGCAGCGATATACTGCTCCTTCACCTCGGTAAAGAGATCCATATCATACAGCGACTGCTGGATCTTGCTCGCCAGTTTCGTCAAGCAGCGATTGAAATCTGCTTTGAAACTCTCTTTCGGATGCCAACCCGATCCCTCAGTTTCTTCAACGACTTCTTCCTTCGGTGCTTCAGTCGTTATGATTTCCTCCGCCGCTTCTTCTGTGGTATCAAGTGTTCCTTCTTCTCCTACGGGTACCTCGATGCCCTCCATGGGTTCTCCAGTTCCAGCAGCTTCTTCTGTCTTGGAGAACTGAACACCCGGAACATCCGGCGTTGTCTCATCAGGTACAACATTTGCTTCGACCAGCGGAATAGGCTGTTCATATGTTTTCTTGTTCTCAGTAATGATCGGAACTGCCACAGCTTCGATCACAGGGGTATCCCCAATATTTCCCGAGAACGCAACACCTTCGTCGGTGCCTGCAGTGTTGTTCGGATAAATATTCATTCCATCTGCCAGAATAGCAATTGCATTGATTGTCGTCATGTCGACTTCCTCCTTCTTAAATACGAAATTATCAAATGGGATTTCTTCTTCATTTGATTTTTCTTTGACCGGTTTTGATTTCATCTTGAGCCTACGGAGATAATTACTTCGGTCTGGGGTTAACTCCGTGAGAATTTTGCTTTCGGATATCTTATATGCCTCTTCGGATAGATCTCCTATCTCTCGTTCATGTACAGCATTGGACATTCTTCCTCGAATATCCTCAAAGTTGTACTTATGCCCACACGCTGGATTTGGACATACCAGCTGAGTATAATCAGCATTTGGTATTAACATCGAATTGGTGTTACACTCCCCACATATGAACAGCTCGGACTTTGCATCATAGATATATGCAAAGTCCAAACATACGGGATCATCTTCGGCACCGATTCGTGTCCCCCAGTTGGCATAGTTCTTCGCGTCGATTCCAACATCACCGATTAGATACACTTGAGAAATCTTCCTTAGCTTCTCTTTGATACGTTCTTGATGTTTAATCATCTCTCCGAAACTCTGGAATGGCTGAATATATTCAGCAACCAACAAAGTTCCATTCTCGGAGACTTCGTATATCTTGGTGACGTCAGGATATAGTCGCTTTGCCATCTTCATCTCTTTGAGATTATCGATCTTTCCGTCATTGTCGGTCGCGACTTTGACCACGAATCCATTCATCTTGAATGCATACCGATTCGTTCCAGAACCGAGCTGTGTGATATTCTCTATGTTGGCATTCCGCAGAAGCTTCAATAACTCTTCTTGCTTGGTCTTATTAAGTATATCACGTCGTCTGGATAATAATTCAATCTGTACACGCAAGTCAAATGGAAACTGTTCAAGTATCATTGACCGTAATACCTTTTGCATGGTTGACATCCTCCTTCCCTACTATTATAATATATCATCTGAATCAGAAGTCCTCCGGTCGCAATCTGGCAAACACCACCAACTCATCAATATCAATGTCAAGCAGCCATGGACTGGTCTGCTCATACAGCGATTGTTTGATTGCGTCTTGTAAATGCAACACAGCAAAAGCTCGTTGATATTTTTCTTTCAGGAATTCGATACTGGCAGAAAGTGCTTGATATTTGATTCTGGACCCCAACAGTTGGTGTGCCTCTGAAGTAACCAGACTGTGTTCATTCTGTGTCATGGGCACGACAATCGTTGTCGACTTATTGTGGTTATCAGGATCCCGTATTGTGAGCGGAATAGGGATTATTTCGTCGAAATGATTCTCCTCCAGGATCTTCGTGATATTATCGAATCGATTTGTCATGGTACGAATCTTGAAATTCTTACATTTATGGAAATCCATATATGCTTTGACAAGATACTCATCATCACTCCATGCCTGAATGCTTGGCTCAATACCCTCTCTTTTACTCTTACGCACAACGAAATACATAGTCATTCGTTCATCGGCGTCATATGTCTTCATTTATAGCTCCTCCTTTAATACAATAACGAATGACTCCAATGTCAGAATCATCTTTGAATACTCATCTCGTAAAGAATCTAATCCGGCTGGATACCGATTCTCACTACGGCCTGATTTGTATTCTTCAATCATCTTCTCCGTATAGGCGTTCTCGACGGCATCAACGATACCTTCGATGGATGTTTCATCGGCATCTCCTACCCAGTCGTCTCGATCATACAGTGCTTCAACCTCTGGTGGACGGAACCCAAGATAATCCAATGCATATGCATACTTGTCCTTGAGGTGAATGAATAAGTTGATTACTTCAGGTCTGCCTTCAGCTCGTTCAATGAGCTTAGGCAGTTCTCTGAAGTATCGTTGGATATTCACTTCTGTTTCTTTCATTTCATCTGCAGTGCTGAAGAATGCAATTGGTTCAGAAGAATGGACAGAGTCAATCATATATCGATCAATCTGGTTACTGATATCCATTCCTGAATCACTGAAATATCTTGCCAAATCTTCAGATGTCATCTTGACCATCCTGTATTTTCCTCGGGTTCGTTGTTTCATGAATGCTTTTCCAATTTCCTTTATTTCACACCAGCCGTACACATGATTCCGTTTGGGTTCATCTTTGTATACACGAAATATTACGTAGATTCGTTCATCCACAGATTACTCATCTCCCTTTGGACGATTTGCACAAACGGTATTAGAATATTCCTGTAATTGTATTCCGGATTAATTACAGCCGACATGTTGTTGAATTCCAGATAGTATTCTTCATCAAGATCATTTCCCTTGTATTTCATAATGAAGTTAATCAAATACCTTCTTACCGTAACATCTCGACTTTCAATTCGAGATATCATCGTTGATAAGAATTCCAACATTGTCAATCTATGTCTGTTGAGACCGATATCTCCTATACCCTTCACGTCCAATTTATCTTTTGAATAATATATCTCCACATTGTGAATGTTAGGGAAGTGAATATATGAGCTATACCTATTCTTCTCGACGAATACTACCTGACCAAACTTGAGCCGTTTACATGGGGCGAATGTAAATATCGCATCCTTCTTTACGGAGATCATCTTTTCCGATGTCAACCCATTTGCCTGTATGAAAACATCTCTCACTTCGGCAAACTTGTCAAGAAACTTTTCCGCAAACACCTTATCATCTCGCTGTAAGATTCCTATTGCTTTATGGCGTTCAAATCCCTTCTCGAGGAGTTCAAGCTCTTTAATCTTCTGCAAAGGTAGTAATCGGAATTCTTTGATTATACTGAAACCAGCATCTCGGATATCATACTCAATGATCTCTTCATTGAATAGGTAATCGATTTCTGGGTTGGTCCAGGTTGTCATTTGTGGTCTGTAATCCATCTTTAACCTCCTTTACATATTTACCGTATATATTCATAACATATCCCTTCTGGGACGTAATATACCGGTTAAGATATTTTGCAACTTTAATAAGAATCTGAGGATCCCGAACCTTTACCAATGTCTCAATCCTTTTATCAATCTTATGAGTTACAAGATCCAACGAGCCAATGTAAATATCCGGGTTCTTCTTCCCAAAGCAGTATACCCTGGAGTGTTCCAGTTTGTCCCACACAATGGACTTTATATGGACATTCATAAACATATTCCAGTCTGGGAGCCACGTGCATACCCCACGAATGATAAGATCCATAGTGCATCCTTTTGATGCGGCCTTATACAGAGCTTCAATGATTTCATTATCATCAAGAGCATTGCATTTGAAACAGATATAGCCATCGGCATGAGACTGACTTTTTATCAGCTTCAGCAATGCCTTTCGAGCATTGTATCTGGTAACAAGGAAGTTTGAATTGAACACCGTATCTTTTATCCGTTTTCCTTTTAAGATCGAGAATACTTTGTCGACCTGATGACATATAGAATCATCTGCAGTAACTAAAGAAAGATCAGTGTATTGGGTCGTGGTCTTGGTGTGGTAATTTCCAGTACCAATCTGAGCAACAGATTTCCCATTGATGAATTTCACCAATGTAAGTTTGCAATGGACTTTCAGTCGCTCATATCCGTATGCTGTAACACTGCATCCGATGCTCTCAAACTTCTGCATCCACTCGTAGTTGATATCTTCACCGGATGCACACAGCTCGATGTTAACATGAACTTTGACACCGCGTTCTACAGCGTTATTTATGATATCGAATATTGCTGGGTCCTTGCCTATCCGATACAGACATAGTTTGATCTCTGTAACGTCCTTGTTATTGGCTGCTTCTTCCAGGAATGACAAATAATCTCTGAAAGAATCCAGTGGATATTCGATTAGTTGATCTCTCATAAAGATATCGAAATAGCGGCTAGGACGGAACCACTGTTGTTCTTCCTTCTTCACAGGTAAGTACTTCTCTACTATAGAAATCATAGAGGAAATATCCGAACATCCGGAAATATCTATGTTATAGAACTTATTCAGATCTTCTGTTATGAATTTCAAATTTTCCATGACTTGATCACAATCATTAGAGTAATCATCAATCACCATGCTAACATCGTACTTTGAGATCATCTCTTCAGTATTTGATATGAAGACCATATTGAAGAATAACGCTTCTTTGATTTTCTCCAGGGACAGCATATCCGGTGAGGCTATATAATGACCTTGTGCCAGCACACGTTCATTGAACATCATCAATGATTGTATCATTGGGATTTGTTTAATTAATTTTTGCATCTTTAATACCTCCTTCTATATATTGATAATATATATTCAAAAAGAAAGGGACAGTGGTACCCTGGGATATCCCAGGGTACCACATACATTTACTTTCGGTCTTTGAGATCTTCGATCTCCATATTCAAGTCGCCGATCTGCTTCCGGAAAACCTCAATTGCACCTTTCTGTGCATTGACAGTCGCAATGCAGTTATTCAAGGCATTCCCGTAATTATTGAACTGAGCTGTGAGCTCCTGCTTAAGCATTCCATCATACAACATGATTGCATGATGTGCAGAATTACTCATACATGTTGCAAGAAGTTCAACCAGGGTTTTCGTGGTATCTTCCGGAAGAGATTCCGCAATCTTGGCGAAGGACTTGGTAACGATATCTGAACTCAGAATGTTCACAACCGTCTCGACTATTGCATCATATATAATGTAACCGGGTTCTTTCAGTTCCTCTTCTGGAGTAGAAACACCCTCTTTGACATCATCTGAGTTCATCGCTGCATGTTTGAGTTCTTCACGAAGATGATTCAGTTCCTTCACGCTGTCGTTTAAGTTGCTCATCTTTACGTTGTCTCCTTTCACGTACCAACTTTGCATATTTCTTGAAGTTCTCCGTACTTACCTTATCTGAGTACAATGGGTCAAGATATGAAGATCCCTTCTTCTCCTCATACAGAGCATCAGAAAGAATCTGTCTCTTAAGCTCCTGATATGAGAAGGGAACGGTAGGAGCTTCGCTATTCATCAAGGCCTGATTAAGAGTAAGAATCTTATATTCCGGCATCTTGAACTGTGTAAAGTCAGGACGCTTGTATAAATTATTTGCATCACGGATAAGACGGTTCAGAATGATTTCTGCCTGGACATGTCTACATCTAATTCCTGCAGCAATTAACTTCTCGAAAAACTCCTGAGCAAATTGATTCAGATCATCATACTTTGCGGCATTCTTATTCATCATATCCATGATCATATACAGATTATCTGTTAGGCCGTTATTCTTGATTCCGACAGACATAAGCCTACCTTCAAGATCCGTGCTTAGTTCATCAAACGGGATTTCATAGTACCGTTTGCCGCCTTCAGACTTCTTGTCTGCTACCGTCTTGAAGAACTTCATGGAATTCGAGTCGATGAACATTGATTCATAGTTAATGATTTCGATCGCTGTGTATTCTTTGGTCCTGCTGTTATATACATAGATCGGGCTCTCAATGTTGTTGCCGAAGGTATTGAACTCGGCCATGTCCTGCTGGTTTACGGGAACGACGTTAGACTCCTCGATCCTTACAGACAGATGACCTGTATCGATTGATTCATCCCATTCATCTTTGTCCTTCAGATATATATCGGCGGAATCGAATCTGAAGTACTGATCAAATGTCTGGGAGAAAGATACACGCTCTGCAGATGTGAAGAGCAGATGCTTTGTGGACAGGATGTTCTGAGACACTGGTTCGGAGTATACTTCAGTATTGAATATGGCCATACCTGGCATATTCTCAACGAGGTGAGCATCCCTACCATAGCACATGTAGCATACTTCATTATTTTTGCAGGCACATGTAAGGAGGCTTCTGTACCAGATTGTCTTTCCAATCAGGTGTTTGCAATCATCATAATGTAGCAGTTTAAGCTCACCAAACTCGCTCTCGGCATACCAACGATTCTCCAATCGACGGAGAAAATCATTGTCTGTCACGAATACCTTCGTGAGATGTTTTGTTCCACAGTCAAACACCGTTCTGGACAGTGTTAGTGTTCTGGCTTCAAGTATCAGGTTACGAGAGAGGTATCCTGCTTCGCCCATGTGGGCAGTATTCATGATCGCACTCATGCGGGCGCCTGTAGCTCCAATGTAATATCCTGCAGGTTCGGAGTAACCAGTGGAAAATCCGTTTCCTTGCATTGTATATGGTATTACGTTGCCAGATACATCCGGAATCTGCCCATATGATATGAACAGCTCCTGAACCTGTTTCATCTTTATATATGAACCTGCTTTGGATACATACCATATCGGGTTCTTAGTGCGGCCGAGTTCGGCAATCAGTTCCTTGGTCTTTTCACTCAGAAGCTTTTCGACGTCCGCTGTTTGTAGCGTCTGCGGTACAACTAAGTTATTCAGTTCCCTGATCTTTTCCGATGTACGGTAATCATTCAGAAATATAGATTCCAGTGTCATGATACATGACTTGTTGATCATCGAGAATTCAATCGATGCTTCCTGGTATCTTTCAATTACTGTCTTAAGGAGTTCCGAAATCCTCTCGAATGAAATACCATAGTCCTGAAGAACCTTCAACACCTTGGATTCCAAACCCATACGCAGACTATCTGATATCATAATACCAATGATGAATGATTCATCCAGAACCTTAATCTTGTTACGATAGTACTTCTGAAGCTTATTGATCTCGATGAGAGGTCTCCATGCATTTAGATTCATCAAGAACTTTGGCATTGATAGAGCAAACACCTGTTCATCATCAACATAGAACTTGAATCGAATCTTAAATGACATACACGCCGGTATCTCTGCACAGGCACAAATTGCATAGTATACCTTGTAGTATAGCTCATCAAATGATTCATAATCATTGCATGTTGATAATACTATGACATCTGGGAATTCCCTTTCGCAGTCTTTCACAGTTCTGATGGTGGGCAAAACATAAACATCAGACATGGTCATCTTCCTCCTTAATCGTGTAATAATTCTTCCTCATATATACATTCCTCCTTCAATATCTCCGATACTGAATGTAAAATCATGTTGTATCCATTTCTAAAATATATCTATGAAGAATGGACATATTGGTCCCGGGGAATTCCCCGGGACCAATATGCTACGAAAAGGTTCAAGATGAGCCGAATGGTGTCACTTCTTATCAGTCGAGGTTGTAACGGATATTGTTTCATCCGTCTTCTTTTCCTCTTCCTTCTTTTCTTCCTTTTTCTCCTCTACCTTAGGAGTCTCCATCTTGGGAGGTTCCCAGGTCTTTGCCTTCGAGGGCTGAGGCTGAGGATTTGCTTTAACGGGCTGAGATGCCTGTTTGTCAACAGGAGCATCCTTCTTGGCTTCTACCTTCGGAACAGGAGCAGCTGCCTTCTCTGTGCCGAATGTTTCCCAGAGCTTATTAAGATTCTTGCTTGTAATTGTTATAAACGAACCCGTCTTCTGGTTGAACATTCTCGGAATAAGTGTTCCGTGCTCAAGAATAAGTTCGATCGTCTTCTTATCTGCCGGGAAAGGTTCCTTTTTCGGTGCTATTCCTTTTCCTCTAGGGATAAGTCCTACACCGAGTACCTGAATCATTAACATCGTGATTCATCTCCTTTGTTTTAATGTTACATATATCGTTTATTTATTCATCCCCAAATAAATCTTCGGAGAGCTTAGGCAAAATGTAGCTTGGGGTTACAAGATCCGAAATCAGCTGCATACCGATTATGTATGTATTAACAGTGTTGAGGGTGACCTTGTTTGTTGAAAGGTTTGTGAGTTCATCGAGTACAACATATCCTTTGTTTGCAATGGATTGTTGCATCTCCCTTTTCATCACAGGATCATCTGCTCTTGGGCCATGTAATTCCTGAAGAATTGCATCCGCATGCAGAGATACCAACAATGTAGCCTCAATATCCGAGTCTCTGGAGTTTTTGTCTTTGTTGGTAACCTGGCCTGTTAACGCAGACACCTTCTCATTCGATACGGAGATTCCATTCTTCTTATGGAGCAACTGCTGTGTACGTTTTACATTTATATATCCTACAAGACATTTCTCCTTGGAAACGATGATATGGGATTTATCCATAGACAGATGAGGCATGTATACGTATTCATACAGCGGGATTCCAAGGACCTTTGCCGCCTTTTCCATATTCTCCATTTTAAGATCATTTTCGAATTCGGCAATCTCCAGTACGAAATTCTCATCGGGGTTCTTCAGGAAGTCCTTCATGAATTTCTCAAACTGTTTATCGTCCATGGAACTGAATTCATTTCTGTACCGTTCCGTATTCATACCTGTTGGATCCATTGCATCAAATGTATCGTAAATCATTTGCTCTATTTCAGCTCTATTAGCAACCATATGCATTCCCTCCTTACATCATAGAATTTATATATGATTGAAGCTCTTTGTTTTCATCGATTGTAATTCCGATCTGGAACCCAGGACTTGCTTCATTCCTATTCCACTTATATCCATCGGGATATGAAGCAGTCCCATTGACATTGATGAATAGAGATGGCTGGCCATAGTATTTATCCTTCTTGATTGCGATAGTGTTGTTGGAAATATATTTCCCCAATGAAGCGCACTGGGCAATGATCTGCTGTTTCAGATCCTCAACATCCAATTCATCATAGAATGAATATAAGTAACTTTCTATATCAATCCCGATATCTGGGAGGGAAGGATACTGGCCTGGTTTGGCAAACAATATGAACATCAAAACATTCCGCACCGTTTCAACTTCGGAACTCAGCTTTGGTTCATTGAAATCATTTGCTCCAAATGTTAGGTCATACCCCATACGATTCTTCGCATACATTCATATCACCTCTACAAAAAGATTACTTCTCGGTTTAGAGGCTGCATAAATACAAAAGAGAAGCAGGGGGTAACCCCCTGCTTCTCCATATCCAACACACTCTCACATGTCGAGATCGACATGCGGTATGGGAGCGTCATCGACGACATCATCGATCACGTCATCAGCCGCTACAACGTCATCTTCGGAGATATCAACCGCATCCGGGTTGTCATCGACTTCGTTGAGCTTCTTCTTGTGATTGTGAACGATTATTGCCGTTGTGGTTACGCCTGCAGCAATGATCGCGGCGGCGATAACACTGATAAGAATGATCTTTGTCTTGCGGTTCTTGCGGTATTCTTCGCTGAGTGCAGCTAGTGTAAGAACTTCTGTAGGACCAATCCTGAGACGGCCAATTGCCTGCGGACCGCTGAGGAGATACTCGGTAAGTGTCTTCTTGTTTACCTTCTCGGGCTTCAGAGACTCAACCACAGTAGATGCCGAAACATCAATATCTGTATCCTCTTCCTCAGCAGTGGCAATAACGGAATCTTCGACCTCCATAAGAGTATCGAGATTCGTCGAGATCTCCGCCAGTTCAGCAGTCGTTGCAGGCGCCTTGTTGAACTTGAGATAAAGTTCACCCTTCTTCTCGAGCATTTCCGCACCGAAGATTGCCATGATCACTCCGGCATTGATTGCCGCCCTCTGCTGATCGCAGTACGTGGAATCCCACTTGTCCGACTCGATGTTTGACTTGATCGCATTGATTGTCTCGGGCATTTCATTGATTATACCCTGTGCATATGTTATTTTTGCCATGATAGTTTCCTCCTTATTACTTCTTGGCAGTGTGTTGGATGACTTTCGATATCAGGCTTATTAAGTCTGAATCCTCAATGGTCATGGTTTCATTCCCGATACTTCCTGATATTTTGAAGATTCTTTTTAGTATCTTATATTCAAGCTGTAGCTTGAAAGGAATGCCTTTGGTTTCTTCGATACCAACGATTGGGTTGATCGTAACTGTGAGATTACTGATTTTTGGTTTGGCACATGCCTGAACCAATATACTCACATGATTCCCATCCGGTGCATCGAATATTAATTTTCCTTGCCAGGTATCCGGCTTAAGTGACAACTTCAGGTTGCTACACAATTCCTTGTTGTCAACCATGATCGGACCTGGCGGAAGTTTTAGAAGCATTTAGTAACCCTCCTTTTCAGTAATATTTCTTTTGCTTCTTAATTTAATAATATATACGTGAAAATTCGGGTTATTCCATTTACTTCATTGCATCGATAATATACGATATCGGCTCTGATAATTCCAGTTCCTCGGGCAAAGGCTCTGTGTACTTCTTATCAACAAAGAACTCGTACAAGACAAAAATATCATATATTTTCGAATACCAACTCCACAATGTGAGTTCGTTTTTGTTAGCTAGGTTATGTAGCATCTGTCTCATCATTGCAGGGATGTCTCTGGAGCCGGTATGATAACCGAAAGAGATTGCTCTTTCATTGAGCTGTTGCAAACGAGGGTCATCTCGGTAACCGTTTCCTGCAATGATTGCCATTATGGTCTCATGTATCCCTGCTTCCTTGCGAATGTATGTTGCCAGGGCATTGTGAATCAACAATCCGATTCGCTGTGGAGTACCAACTCTTTTGTATGATCGTAAGGCGTCAATGGCGGATTGAGCGGAAACAAATCGTTTGATCGGAATTATAGCAGGGAGTATGTCGGAATAGTTATGAATATGCATGTAAATAACATATTCATTATTGGAATTTATCCCCAGTAGATACTCAGGTGCTTTATCTTCAGTATTGACCTTTCGATCACCAATGTATACTTCTGGATGCCCTGGTTTGGCATCTTTGATTACATATGTAACTGATGGATCATGGGTCTGTTTCAAATCATACCATTCTCTGGTTACATACTCAACTCTGTTTGGGTTGAATGCATCCCACTGTTTGGTGAGATCTACCTCAATAACTCTGGTGTTATTGTTAATATTATTATCAGTACTAAGCATGATACTGTACCTCCAATGAAAATATATATTATAATGATGGGTGGAAATAAACTAATGAAAGGAAATGTGATATGAAAGATAAGAATGAATATATCTATGCAATAGATACTGAGAAATATTTTCACGAAGCAAAACCCGTCGGGAAGATATATGATTTATGGCGAATTCCATGTAGTAATCCAGGCCCAGGGATCAAACTAGCCAGGTTCAACTATGACCATACATCAAAGTCTTGGCTATGGTTAAGTTTCGAAATGTTCAAAGATTTCGTCAAATATCAAAACATATTGACATATATCAAAAATTTCAATACCAAGGAGGAAGTCATCAGATGGAATTCGATGAAAAGTTTATTGAAGTAGAAGCAGGAGAGATCACCAAGAAATGGCAAAGTGTATATGCGTACAACATTGTCATCGCCAGGATGATCCCAGAATTGATTGATGGTCTCAATCCTGTTAAGCGCAGAGCTATCTATACTATGTTTCTAAAAGATGGAGGGAAGAATTTCAGGAAGGTGTTAGCGATTTCGGGAGACACCGTCGGTAAGGTCCATCCTCATTCCAGCACTTCAATCGAAAGTGCAATTGTGGGGATGGGACAGCCATGGAAAAATACGATCCCCCTAATCGAAAGAAAAGGTAATTACGGGACCTGCTATGATGAGGATACAGAAGTATTGGTATTGGGTTATGCAGATGCTCCTAATACGGTATCATGGGTAAAATGGAAAGATTTCTATGATAAATGTTCAGGGAAGCTCGGTTCCTGTGATATTGAAACCGGTGAATGGTTATGGGAGGAACCTAGCAACCTTGTCAAGTACAATATGAAAGAAAGATATGCCGATGAACCTGAGAAGATGATCATGATTGTCGGTAAGAACTCCGGAGCAGGTGGAGCTCCTGGTGGAGCAGTTGACTCTTCCGGAGGTGGACAGACAGGGGTAAGCTCTACCGCTGGTGCTCCTACAAATGATCCATCCTTGAATAACCCTATCGATTTAGGCGAAACCCCTCCTGCACCTGGTGGGGCAAATAAGTTCATCGACTTCATGGTTACCGAAGATCATAACATGGTCATCAAGGCCGTGTCTCCTGCTCCCGATGAAGATAAGTTTGAATTCCGTAAAGCAAATGATCTTCCTGATGTATTCCAGACTAAGGTCAAGGATATCATAATTCCGGAAGAGAGGAAAGGATTCGGCGAGAAACACATTCTCCCTACTCCCAACATGGAACCATATGGACTGTGGCAGCCTGATACAGAGTACAAGGATCCAGATGATCTTGTGTGGGTAGTTGATGCATTTGGCAAATCAGATCTCCCGATGAATATCTTCTTGAAGGTGATATCTGTCTTCCTGGCATATGGTAAACTCACAACGGAAGACAAGATTGAACTCAATGACGATGCAACGAAGGTTGATCTGGATGATCTGAAAGGGCTGTTTGAGTTCGAGGATGACACCCATATTACTGATGGGAACATTGTGGCATTCTTCAAAGGATATGATGAACCGATCATGCCTCCTACAGAAGAAGGTGAAGGAGGCGAGGAAGAAGCGGAAGAGGAAGAATATCCGGCATTCATCCCATATGGGATATTCATGATGAATACCGAGAATATCGAAACATTCTTCTCGACATATGCTGAAGTAACTCAGTCGTCTCCTCTGATGATCAAAACCACAACACAGGATATCCAGTATCAATTCCAGGCATTGGCTGTTATGACAAGCAAGTTCACATCATTGGGGCAAACCGATCCTGAATGTAAGCATCCTGTTGGTAAGGCCCAGGCAGGAAAGTTCAAATACATCGTTGAATGCAAACCTGAATTCGAACCTCGAATCGAGAAGAAGACGGCAATCAGTACTGTTGAGTACAAAGGTGATGTTTACTGTGCTGAGATGCCTACACATCACACCATGGTCACCAGACGTAATGAAGTCACACTGATTGCAGGTAACTGCTCCGGTGATAGTGCAGGCGCTCCTCGTTACATTCAGGCAAAGCTCTCTGAATATGCTCAGGCATGTTACTTCGAAGACTGGAAAGATTCCGTTGTTGATATGGAACTTGCATATGATGAAGAGACAATGATGCCTAACTATCTCCCGGCCAAGTACCCGAATGTATTGGTCAACGGCTGTTTGGGTGTTGCATATGGTATCTCGGTACAGATTCCATCGTACAACTTCAAAGAAGTTCTTGATGCGACAATCATGTTGATGAGAGATCCAAATGCAAATATCATTCTGATACCAGATTCTCCTACGGGAGCGGA